GAACCAGCGTACCGGGCAAACATTACCCAATCGCCTTGCTCGCACCACGGTCCAACCGGGAACTTGTCCGGATCTTTATACGCCAAATCCCCCACTTTTAAGACGTAGCCGACTTGGGTAGAAACATTCTGTTCCTCCAAGACTTTGTCTGGTAAATAGATGCCGCCGTCTGTCTTACCCTTTCCGCGATACGGGAGAATAAGCAGCCGCCAACCTGTGGGACTAGGCATTCTTTCAAGAAGTGAACCCCCGATAGCTTCGGGGTCTAACACCTTATCGGTGACATCCTTGTATGCAGAAGCTAGGTTTGAAACACCCTCGCTCACTGCTTCAAGGTCAAGTTTTTTAGCTTCAGCCATTGCTTTGCTCCTGTTTTTCTAGCAGGCCCTTGAGTTCCTGTTCCACGTGATCTAGGGATTTTAAGTTGCCCATGAGCTCACGATACTGCTCGATGTTCTTGACGTTGTCGTAAATTAACAAGTCTTGAACTGCCTGTCTCCGCTCCCGGATAATCCGGAACACGGCCTCGGCAAAATATATTTCATCCACTCGTATACCTCCGCATTAAATCTGATATGTTTTTATACCATGTCTAAAGCAAAGTCACGAGTTTCTTTTGTGCGTCTTAACCAACCTTTTCCAAAAGTTTCAAACGTAGACAAATTCCGGTAGAACTCCTCACGATACCCCGTAATAGACTCGATTAATCCCGCGGGGTCATACTCTTTAACCGCCTCTAAGGTCATCGGGCCGATAACCCCGTCTTGCGAAACCATAACCGCCTTCTGCAATGCTTTTGCCGCGCGGCCCGGACCGCTGTTCACGGCCCAATCAAAAACACAAAAATCCAGCCCCGACGGGAGCTCATCACCTTTTATCTTGTCCCAGTACCCTTTTTTGTAGATTAGCTGAATGTGGTCTTCCGGGATGTTTTTTAGCTCGTTTACGTCTTCCAACGGGCGGCCAAGAAAATCAGCATAAGTTTTATGCGTGATACCCTTGTTAGTTGCGCCTCCGGGATCATCTTTGTGATCCACAAATCCACCTTCGTGGTGCAGCACCATTTCAAGGCTTTTAAAAAAATTAGCTTCCATTATTTTGTTAACCCTTTGGCTTTTTCAAAGCTACGCATTCCTCCGAGCCCGAGCATACCCAGTAAGACAGTCATCAAGCTGTCCATATCGAACTGAGGGTAGGCTACTGGCTCAACGCCCATGTAGGCCGTTACTACATCCATAGTAGGAAAGACTAAAAAGTGAGCAAACAAGGCCAGACTACAGCACCAGCCAACACTCGGCCTCCAGCCCGCCACAAACAAGTTCCGTGACTTGGCTTCTTCAGCATTGATAGCCAACTGCCCCTTGGCAAGTTCCTGCGCGTGGCGCTCTGCCATCGTGGCTATCTCATGCGCCAACTTGTTCTTTTGGTCTTTGTCTTCAACAAATTTACCGATTAGCTCGGTAGCTGGTCCAATAAGTGCCTGAATCATGCTGTTAACTTTCCTTTTGGTAACGCCCGACATTGCCAAGATACCGGCTTGTACCCTTGCATGTGTTTATGAACTGCGCGAGACATTTCATAGGCTCGTTTCTCGCACCGCTCATATGTGCTATAGGGCCCCCACTGGTCTTCTAACTGGTAACATTGTTCCATATTAAAAACAAGACACGCAAGAACAACCGCCTGATACATTATTTAGCCGCGGGCTTGTGCTCGTGCCCCATCCATATACCAAAAACGCCCGTCATAACGCCCATAACCACTGAAACAAAAGCGCTCTGCGCCCCCGTCGGCGCGTCTAACGCCATAAACCACTCCGCACAGCGCCAACTCATTACGGTGCTTGCTAGCATCATAAAACGAGGAAGTATCTTCCACTCTAGAAATTTATCTACCGTCATAGTACCATCGCAAATAAAAATATAAAAAACCCTACCGCGATAACAAGCACCGAAGTTACAAGCACGACCTGCTTCATAGTTTCTTCAAACTCTTTTGCCTCGGCTATCTTTTTACGACGCTCTACCGCAGCGGCCTCTTTAGCCGCCTGTATCCTACGAGCCCGCTCATCTACGATACTTTGCCACGTTCCGGGCCCAAAGCGCAAATCAATCAAGTTACGCATTTCCTGCATCTTTTCTTGAGCCAGTTTTGCATCTATGACTTCAGACGCAATATTAGACACCCCGAACTGATCTCCAATCCCGGGGTACGCACTCTTAGCTCTTTTCTGCTGGACCTGCTTTTCACCTTCAAAAAGCTGGTCAACATAACCCGCTATCTCGCCAACGTCCTTGGCCGTGTTAATGGCTGATTTAATTCCATCAACCGCGGATTTGACCAGTGCTATACCAGCCAGTGTTTCTGCTATCATTTCGCCCCCAAGCTAAACTAATGAGTATCTAGTCCCCCCGTTGTTTAAGCATCTCCCGTTCCATTGCAGATTGGATACGCTTGTCTGTCTGACGCTCTTGACTTGCCATGCGCTGCTGGAACTGATCCGCCCGCATACGCTGGCCTGCCGCCTCCATATTAAGCTTGGCCTGATCTACCTGCATGTCGTTCTGCTCTGACTGTGCCTTGATCTGTAGCTCCTGCTCTTTAAGCTGAACTAACGGATCAGGGCCTTGACCTGAGACTTGCGCCGACATCTGCTGAACCGTCTGCATACCCTGCGCCACGAACTGCGCGGTAAGCCCCTCGATTGCAAGCATCTCTTCCTCAGTGGCCGCTTCGCCGCCCGCGGCCTGACGGCTCTGGATAAACTGCACCGCAGCCTGCTCTCTCGCGGCTACCTTAACGTGTTCCATGACGTGCTTTTGAAGCTCCATAGCCAAAGCTGGCATAGAGCCAACCATCGGAGATGCGCCAAAAATCAAGTGCGCCATAATGTGAGACTGATGCTCCTGACCCTCAAACACCTTCAGAGGCACCATGTCCATCACGTCGATGTTTTCCTGCGCCGGGTCTTTAGGTGTTGGCTCTTCTTCCACAGCCCGCTTCATAATACGGTCCGTGTCGCGTACACCAAGGGCATCGTACATGTCCCGATACACTTCATACATGTTGTGTAATTCAGGAGCGGCACCCGCTAGCTGTAGCTTAGTCTGTGCCAAAGCAATACGCTGCGCCTGACTAAACACGTTAGGGTCGGACACCGGAATGATATCTACCCGATCGTCAAAGTCAGAAGCTTTAACTGACGCATCTTCGCCTTCAATTGTATATGGGTATTCTTCTGGTAAACTTTCACCCATCACGCGGGCCAAAAGTTTAAATTCTATCCGCATTGCGTAGTGCAACCGCTTATGCACTGCGCTCATCACGCGTGAACCTTGCTCCAGCATCGCGATAGTCGTTCCAACCGCCGCCTGCTGGTTACCGTCTCCCACTTTCATGTCTGTGATTGTGGCAAAACGCTGTCCTGCATCCACAACAAAGCCCAAAAGCTGGAACAATGTCTGGTCAGGGCCTTTAAATGGCAGCGGCATAAGGCTGTCACGAATAGCCCCTCCGGGAGCGTCCACATCGCGGAACTCGCCGGGCTGAAGCGGATCATCGTCGTCTCTGATGCGTAATCCACGGGCTTTGAAACCCGCTGGGAGATTGGATAACGTACCTGCGTCGATCAACTGCCTCAGTGCCGCTGTGGCGGTCCGTGACAAACCGCCAATCGTATGAATAAGCCCTAAACCGTAAAAACCAAAGCCCGGAAGGAACTTATAATGTACGAAATACTGAATTTTACGCTTTAATTCGTCATCTTCGCGGTAATTACGGCGAATAGACAGCACTTGGCCGTTGTCCTGACTCAGCGTGACAACATATGGTATCTTAATGCCCGTCGGCTCACCGTCCTCATCAAGGTCTTCGTAGCCTTCTAGGTCTAAATCGGCGTGACATTCCAAAATTGTGCAATCGTAGTCGATCTGGGAGCGGCTTGTGCCGTCAATACGATTGATTTCGCTGGTAACAGAGTCTTCTTCTTCCTGTGCAGGGATCACCGGTATGTCCAAATAGAAGCCTGCAACCTGTTTTTTACGCAAATCGTTAAGAGACATCCTCAAAACTTGCGTAATATTAGGGCAAGTCTCCAAATCAGACGTTTCGTAAGGCACTACAAGGTGCTCCGCCGGTATAAACTTAGCTACCGCACGTCCCAAAGTCTCGTCATAGTATACTTTTTTGAATGTAGACCCCGCCAAAGGCAGATAAAACAGCATCTGATCCAGTTCGGGGGTGTATTCTTCCATCACATCGGTGATGTAATAGTTCATAAACTGCTTTACGCGCTGAGACTGCCGCTGTTTGTCGTTTGTTTCGCTTCCCATGATAGAAGTACGCACGGGCCCGGACGCTGGCAACAACTCATTGAACGCCTGCGCTTGAAACTGCGTAGCCGCCTCGGCAAGCAACGGGTGCGTAACCCCAGAAGCCCCTCTGAACGGCTGCGTCCTTTCCTCGTAGTTGAACCCGAGAAGATCAAGACCGTTTGCATAAGCATCTTCCCACTCCTGTCGGCTTGCTTTGTTTGCATCAAACTCATGTAAAAGCTCGCCAGCAATCCTAGAAAGCTCGCGGTCAGGCATCTCTTCTGCCAAGTTGGCGTAAAAGTCATCGCTTTCGCCTCGCTGGTCAGACGGATCAAAATCAATCGTAACGCCGCCGTCCTCTTCCGGGGTCATCTCAATATCCATGCCCTCCGCCATGCCTTCAAAAGCCACGACGTTGTCCATGCTGCCCGGAATCTCTAATTCGACCTCCGCAGCTAAATCCTCTGGGTCTAACTGTGAAGGGACATTGTTGTCCATTAAACCGCCAATTGGTTTACGCGCCATCTGTGTTCTCCTTTAAGGCCCCTAACTTACCATAGGCCGATACATATTCCTAGCTATTGGTGCAAGAGCGGCTACGCCCCGTGGGCCGCGGGTCATGTTCCGCGCGGTTTCGGCCAAAGTTATTACGCCGCCTTCTGCTTTCCGCGGATAGCGGATCATTTCCCGGTCTAAGTCAGAAATGTCCGGGTCCGGGTCTAAATATTCAAAGCCCTGCTTCTTGTAGAAATCAACAAGATCTTCCAATTCTAACCCACCATCTCCATAAGGGGCTGGGTACAAAGTCATCGTCGTGCCGGTTTCATCTGCCGTTTTTGTTAAACGACGCATTATTTCCGTGCCATGCCCCATGCCCTTTTTACCTGCGCGAATAAGTTCAATATCAACGCTGTTCGGAATTTCATTACCCTTTAAATCTAGGCTAGGGCGTAAAGTAAGCTCAGACATATCTAAGTCTTCAAAAAAGAAACGATTTGGCATAGTAGGAATAAGCGGTTGCCCGCCAATGCTCTCGCCCAACGCTTCAGGGGCCAAAGCAGGGGCAGGCCCGCTAGGAGGACGCTCAATCTTCTTTTTCAGGTTTTCCGGTATCTTGTCTACATTAATTAGACCTTCGACATCGACCAAGCCTCTTTCTGCGCCTTCCGTGTCATAACTTTTTAGCTGCGTCCCGCGCATAGTCCGGTAGTCAGGCCGTAGCTGTTTTTCTACGTCCAACGACGACCCGGCTATGCCCTTGTTGCCGCCCGGAGCCGCTTTTGTTGCACGAGCGCCCCCGCTAGGTATGTCCATTGGAAACAATTTACGGCGCTCACCTACTGGCATTCCTTCAGTTGCCAAGGCGTACGCCTCTTGCAAGCGGGCCATAAACTCGCCCCGCGTCTTCATGTAATTCCCTTTTGCCGATGAGCCTTGTCTTAAAGACCCCGCGTCGTTCTTTTCTCTATATATGTCAATACCAAGGGCCTGATACGCCTCCGCTTCTTTAAACGCTTTGGCCTCTTTTTCTCCGATGAGGCGATACATCTCCGCCAGTACCTCATCTCTGTACGGCATTTCGTCCAAATTAATACGGGCGGTGCTATTTGTATTACCGGGCCACATTCTAGCTAAGTTGTCCGGCGCAGCCGGGTTTGCGTTTTTCACGTTTAAGCGAGCTTGGTTGACCAAGCTTTCTACGTTCTTTGCTTCCCCTTTAGGGCGCAACTCATTAAAAAACTCATATGGATTAAAATTCCGGTTCCCCCGCTCCGCCAAAGCTTCTGTTGTCTGAAATAAAGCAAAGTTGTCAAATAGCTTTCCTGACACACTCTCCTTAACCAAAAACGGAGCACTACCCCCGGGCAAATCTCCCCTTGTCTGCAATACATGCGCTAACTCATGGACAAAAAGTGTGGATGTGTAGCGGTCGTCCCCTAAATATTTTGCACCAATGGCAATCGTGTTGGTGGTATCGTCCCAATGACCCCCAGACCCCTTCATGGGTTTTTCAATAACCCTAACGTCTATCTCTTCTCCCAACTCCGGAAAGACATCAAAAAGCGGGTGGTCCTTGCTCAGAACCTGATTTAATTTAAACTGTACGCTTCTACCATACTTCCCGCCCCGGTGGCCTTGTTCAACAAAAAAGTTTTTGGGGTCCTTTAGCTTTTCAAACGCGTCCATGACCTGTTTTGCAGAGGCATTAGCAGCTACTTTAGAGGCAACAGACTCTGGTAACAAACCGCCTAAATTGATCTGCGTTAGGTTATCCGGAATGTCGAAAACCATCTTGGTTTCAAGCGGGGCATCCCCTGCTTCACGCCCGGGTCTTGCGTCCACGTTAATACGCATAAACCCCGTGTCTTCAAACACCTTGCGGGGGTCTTCGCCTGCTTCTAGGCGGTCCTGCGCCGTCTTTTCCGCCTTTTTTATGTCCTTTGTATATTTTGGATTCATTCCCGGTGTGTCCGCAGACGCCAGCATTTCGGTAACAGAAGTATCCGGT